CAGCGCCAGCGCCTGTGCCAACGTGCTTCGTTACTGCGTTCTCCATGTCAACAATACCCTTACCAGCACCAGAAGCGGCACCGTTGGCTGTTACGCCGGGAGCGCCGGGTACTTGTGCAGCGTTGAACTGGTCACCGAGACGTGCATCACGAATAGCCATCTGGAACAAGGTACGCTCACAGGTGAGAGCCAAAGCTTGAGCCATCTGCTTGCTGTATTCAGCGCGGAACTCGAAGTGCGTCAGCATTTCGTCAATGTTGTTCAGGAATACGCTGGATACCAAGAAGTCATCGATGGAAATCGTCTTCTCATCAGTCTTCATGGCCTGACCGACGATCTCTTGGCCGGGAACGAAGTGTTCAGCCTTAGCTTGGCCGATACCCGGGAATTGAGCGGTTTTGCCGCCTGAAATTGTACGGGTACGAATCTTGTCTTTGAGAGAAAACTTCTCATCAAAATGCTTTAGGACTTCACCGCCAAAGGTTTTGAGCAGGAGGTCACGGGAGTTGTTGTAAGTGTTAGCGCCATCAATGGACGCAGGAAAGTTAGCTACTTGAGCTGGGGTAGGAGCGGCTGTCTGAGCCATTTTCTTAATCCTTAAATTGAGATATTTCGTTTATTGAAAAGAGCATGCCCCCGCGAGTGAACTCAGCGTCTCTCAGGGTTATCGCCGCAGCGGCCCATCGGTATTCTTTGTGTGTCTTGGGGTATATGTTTCTTGGTCGTCACCAAGGCCGTTCCACTTATGAGCGGCAACGGTCCCCGGACCTGTGCGATATTGCGCAGAAGCCCGAGGTAGTGGGGTCATCCTATAATATAGGAGAGGGCCACCTACTGGTTCCTAGAGCGGTTTGTGGATCTCTTTTGGATCCGCAGGTTACTCATGGAGTTGTTCTTTGGGTTGCGATCTTTGTGGTCGATATCCTTGCCACGGAGAGCCGCTTTACCCTTCTTTTTGATCATCAATCGCCGTGCTTTCTTTCGCGCATCATTGCGACGTCGCTGGGAAGGCTTTGACTGATAAGTCTCGTATTCTTTGCGGTAGTTACGTTTAGTAGCCATCACAAAAGGCCTCCCGTTTTGTGTTGTTCATGAAGACCTGACTGACGGTGCCTAAAGAATCGTACTTACTTGCGTAGAGGTAGTCCCATTGGCCGCACGCTTGCTCAATCCCTGAACCAGCCCTTGTCGCGCATCCGCTGATGCTGCTGATCAGGACTAAGACGCAGACCATCGGAAGCAGCGTCGAGAGCAGCGCGAGACCGTCTATCGGCGTCCTCATCTTCTTTTTCCTTGTGTTGTTTTACAGCGGCTCTTTGAGAGACAAAGACAACCGCAACCAGACCAAGGAATGCCGCAGCAACCTTGGCCTTACCTGCGTCAAACCAAGTGAGAATGAATGCTAATTGTTCCATCATTTACGGCTCTTGGTTCCAGAACATTTCCATTTCGCCCGTGACAAACGCAGGGGTGAGTTAGGGTTCTTTGCAGCCTTGGAATGGGATTTCATCTGACCAGCGGACCTTGCGCAATACGCATCCCCTTTGAATGTTCCGGGGCGAACACGGGGTCCACCACCTTTTGCTTTTCCTGCTTGGCCGTAGCTTACTTTTTTACCCGAAGAAGTGACTTTTACGGACGCCTTGCCCTTAGCAGGTTTCGCCATGTCACTTCTTTTTCGGCTTAAAGCCGCCTGTCTTGTTCTTCATCTGAGAATAGGACTTAGAAGACACTGTAGACTTACTCTTTGGGCGGCTGTTGCCAGCTTTCTTCCGAGCGTTGATGTTATCGTAGAGACCTTTACCGGGCATCCTACTTTCCTTTCTGTGCGTTGAAGAGGCGTGACCAGAAAGACCGTTGAGGCTTCTCTGGGGGTTGGTACGTCATCTCTTCAGGTGTAACTTCGATGCTATAACCACCGTCACGCCAAGCTTCTCGCAAGCCGTGTATCATCCCCCAAAATAACTCATCGATCACAGCCTGATCAGACAGGTCGTAGACGATGTTGAAGGCTTCGAAGCCGGGAGCAGCGCTAGAACGAGCGCCTGCTTCCCACTTCCCCATAGCGACCATCACTTGGTACAGCCGGAGGTATCCCGCAGGGTCGCCCCATAGGTCGATCACCTCGTACATGCCAAGGCCAGCGTCGCGAGCTACAGTGTTACCGTAGGTGTCGGAGTTACCTGTGGAGTATGCCTTCATAATTGCAGCGATGTTCGTCTGCCCCGGCTTAACTTCAGCACGTCGAATGACGTAGTGTCCGTAATAGGCCGCACCGCCATATACTGAGTTAAAGGCCGGGGTAGGTAATTGGGAACCATCTGAGGCAGGCAGTGTGGCTGTATCGATTGCGCCGAACCTTGCCTCATGATTGTCACGACTGGCACCGATGGCCCCAATGTTTCGTAATCGAACACTGGCAGGCACAGACTTGTCGTGTAGGTCGTAGGCCCAAGGGCCAGTGTAGATTTTCATGGTGTAACCCTAGAGTTGTGATCGGCCTAGCTTTTGGACAACCGCATTATTGTACGCTGGGTCGGTGGAGTAGCGTGGGTCTGCCATCGCTTCCTTTACCTGCGCCCAAGAGTCGAAGCGGTCTGCTGAAGGGGCTTGACCACCCTCGATCTGTCGCACTGGATCAGACGGAGAGTTGGAGTTGCGGCGAGCCTGAAGGCCATTCACAGCAAGCTTAATTCCATCCACGTCGTTACTTTCAATTGTACGGTTAAACGCATCGATCTCACCTTCAGACAGGTTGTCCGAGGCCCAGCCAATCAGATCGTCGTAGCCTGTCCGACCGCCCACCGTAGACACAATGTCTTCTACTTGGCGCTCAACTACGGCCTGTTGACCTTCGATGTACTTGTCTACGACTTCCTTCGAGTACCCAGCCTTAGCCGCTGCATCGTAGGAGGCTGAGGACAACTCACCGCTCTCACGGTACTCCGCTTCCAGAGAGGGCAAATCCAAACCAGACTCACGCACAGTTTCTGCTGTCGGCACGGAGTCTGCTGGCGTGTCTCCAGCGCCCATCTTGCCTTCCAGCTCAGAGTACGCTTTCGCCATATCCTCAGGGGACTGGAACTTTTCTGGTAGCCATTCAGGACGTGAGGAGGCAGCAGATTTCTCTGCCGCCGCCGCATCATGGGCTTCCTGTACGAGTTGATCGGGGGTCTTCCCCACGGTCTCAGAACTCGTATCGATTGTGTTAGAGATTACTTCACCCATTAGGTTATATACTCACTTATTATTCTTGTTCTTGTGTTTGAGCTTTGGCTTGGTCACGCATTGCGCCCATACCTTCTTGCATCGCCATCTGAGCCATTGCTGCCTCTTGAGCCTGCTGTTGTTCAGCCTGAATCTGTTCTTGGGATTTGATCAGACCATCAGCATCGATGCCAAGGGAGGTAGCCACGCGCTTCATGAGGTCGCCTACGTTAACCATAGAGAGAGCTTCAGGACCGAGAGGGGCCATCATCTGCATCATCTGGCCGTACTTGGTGAGGTCATGCCCACGTCCCAAAGCCTCAAGGCCAGTAACGATAGAAGGCTTCACGACACCATCAGGCAACTCAGGGAGTTTCTTCTGCTTCTGCATCCGAGACATCAGACGGTTCACCAGTGGCTGCTGCAGTTCGCTAGAGAGTACCGAGTAGACCCCGCCCAAAGCGTTCTCCAACATGGAGGACAACAGGCGGATTTCTTCAGCGGTCACACGTTCAGCGTTACGGGTAGCAGCGCTTTCCATGATGAAGGCTTGAGCCAGACGTTGTTCGAGCTTGGCTGCAGTACCTTCAGCAACCCGGAGGTCGGACGCCTTGTTAACCTGCAGAAACTCTACGTCGGTAGCCTTGCCTGTAATGACTGCGCCATTGGAGGCGCTAGCCACTTCTGCCTTGTTTGTCTGGCTGTTGGCGTTGACCATAACCAGTGTACGAGCAGAGGCTGCAGAGGCATCGAGGATGTTCTTGTGCAAAGCCTCAAGAGACATGAGGTCACCGAAAAGTTCCTCTACGTGTGAACGTCCGTAGCTTTCTCCGGTAACGGAGGTCCAACGGAGTGCCATCAGTGGAGGGGCTTCAGCCGGGTATGTTCCATATGAGTCGGGTACAACTACATCATTAATTTCCTGATAGGTTACCCACTTGGTTTTCTTACCGGGTTCCATCGTCAGGTTGTAGCAAGTGTAGACATCAATGGTTTTAGAGCCAGCGGTGTTCTTAACCTCATATTCAGGGGTCCAGCCAACAGCCTGTAGTACACCGGGGTCCATTGTCTCCGGGGCAAACTGTTCTTTGATGGTGACCTTCTTGAGTCGTCCCTGTGGGTCTCGGGAAACAACAAACTTGTCGAGACCATAGCCCTTCAAGTTTCCGTCCTTCGGCAGTACCAGCAGGTAGTTACCAGTGACGATCAGATGACGCAGTGCCTCATGCAAGGCGTTACGCATTCCCTCACCTTCCAACTCGGAGATGACTGCACGTTCAATCGTGGAGAGACTTTCATCGACAGAGGCCCGTTGTGTTGGGTCTCCATTGGTCAACTGCAAGAGAGTGAAGTCATCTACACCAAGTTTGAAGAAAGGCGTGTTAGGTGGAAACAAAGCCATCATCAGCTTGGCGGCTAGGTTGTTCGTACCCCGTGCGCCGATAGATTGATAAGGCGTGTTAATGCGGAGAGAGGCGGTTACGCCCTCTTCCATCATTAGGGAGGGGACGGTGAGTGCAGATGACTCGCGTGCGCGACCCAAGTACACGTCTCTTGGGCCTTGCATCATCGAGTAGGAACCCGCGAGTGTTGCGTTAGGTTCAATCATCAGTAATTCACCGGCCCCTTGCTAGCCCGAAGGCCACCAATAGTAGGCAGCGAAGGGGAAGCCATATTTCCGCCTGTAGGGATGCTCAGGGGGTTGCGGTATCCGCTTCCTCCCGGCGAGGCTTTCTTCCCAGAAACAACTTTAGAAGAAGTGGCGGGGCTACTCATAGCGTCGTCAGCAAGACCTTGGTTGGTATTCGCTTGATTCCTCGCATCAGAACTATAATTCGTCTTGATCGTGGGGAGAACGGGAGCAGTAGATGGTTCCTTGCCCCCCTTTCCGCGCCCACCCATCATTGCGAGTAGAGCGATGCCACCTACAGCGGCCATAATGTTACACATAGGATTTTTCCTCTTGTTGTGTATTCACAGCGCGTAGGTGATCCAAGACTTGTCTGTGTCCGACAGCTACATTGATAGTATGTAACTCCGTCACAACCTCATCTGGAACTATCAGAGGGAAGACATGCTCAAGGTACGCGATAAGTTGTTTTGATATAACTGGTTGTTTAACCATCGATTTTTCCTTATTACCGTAAATTATCGTACCGGGCAGGCTCCAGTTACACAGTCTGGGTCTTCCAGTTCGTCCATTAAGTCCGTAGCAGACAGGTCAACTTCCCTAAGTACAGCCATGTATTCCTCATATTCCTCCTCAGTGATTACTTCCTGAGGTAGGTACGGGTAGCCCAAATCTTTTGCAGTCTTGGTGGGATCGTTTCGGAAAATCCAAGATACACCCACGTAGGTGTCCCAGTTTTCTAAAAGCCAGCTAATGATGTCTTTCATCTCTGAAGGATCGTAGGAGATTGTCACCGAACAGTTGTGGTCCACGTAGTGGTCCATCATTAATTTGTATCGATCCAACTGCTTAACAGCAGACTCAAGGTTGACGTGCTTTCCATCTACCTGATCGAACTCGACGGTATCCCACTTCACAGGGAAGGAGAAAATAATCGCGTCAGCAGGACTATATGGATCAGCAAAGTTGCGGTAACCCGCATCCTTCAGCCGTTCTACCAGAGGGTCGCTTACAGAGAACTTTACGTTATTGATGAGGTACTTTCCGAGAGGCTTGTGTACGCCCTCAGTTGTACTCATGACCTTGGACAGGGTGCCGGAAGGCTTGATCGTGGTGATTGCCTTGGAACGTGGGAGACCCAACTCATCAGCCATCTCATGAGCAGCATCATGCGCAGCCGCACGGATAGCCTGTAGGTACTCTGCGCTGGGGTTAGCAGCGGCGATACCAGTAATACCAACACCCATCAGGCGAAGGTAATCGTTACTCTCATCCCAACCGGGCTGGAGAACACCGTCTTTAAAACTTACGCAGGTCTGGCGGTAGTTAGCGCGTGATACCAATCGGACAACCTTGAGGATCGTAGGGTTCTTTAACGAGAACTTGCTGAGGTCAATCTCTACTAGGTTGCAAAAACTTGTATCCCCGAGCATGATCTCGGCGCAAGGGTTCACGCCCTTAAACCATGGAGCACGCTTCTTAGCCGCAGCGCCGTTGATGAAACCCGGCTCAGAGCCACCAGCTTCGATCATCTTGGCAAACACACCTTCTAGTTCCAAGCGGTTAGGCTTGTCCCAGAACACTACACTGTTGTTTGACTGACCGCGCCAAGGACGGTCGATCCAGTGGTCTTTCTTGGCCTCAATAAATTCGTGGGCCATCTCGTTGTCGATATCTAGCAGAGCAATCTCAGCAGACCGTCGAGAGGACAGAGTGGTTCCAAGAAGGTTCAACAGATCGAGGATATCTAGCTCATTCAGCAGTTCGCCGTTGCGGTTATTAAGGACACCAGCAATCTTTTCATAAGCCTCTGCAAGTGTTCCATCGCCGGAGCTAATCCAGCCATAACCACTAAGGCGCTCACCCCCGGGACGAATCTCGGAGAAGTCGATTTTTAGGTTTGTAGCGTCCGCTGGGAGGGTCAGGAGTTTGCCGATGGACTTGGCCCATGCTTCGGCGCTGTCACCTACGGAGAGTGTGTAGTGGCCTTTCTGGGGGAGGCCAAACAGTTTTGTGGTATCTCGCCCACCCTTGGTCAGTCTTTGGGATCGCTGAATATTGACTGTGACAGGTTTGTGAAATCCCCGAAGCACACCCACCGAAGGTTTGAAACCCACTCCGCAGCCTTGGAGGAGTAACCAGAAAGAGTCCACGACATCGCTTGGAGTTGAGATGGTATTAAAGGAACAGTTGAACTGAGAGGCTTCTCGGGTCTTCGCAATGTCTGTTCCACCCAGCCAGCGAGTACGTCCAGAGGGTGACGCTTCGAGTTTGTAGAAGATGTCGTAGAGGTCATCGAGTTCGTTCAGTTCGTCAGTGTTGAGGTCGCGACCCAACGCTCGTTCCCACAGCCATTGCTGATGTTGGATGATGCGGTCGGTCGTCTGTTCGAGTGTTTCAAAAATACCTCGCTCCTCATCGAGAGGGCGCGAGTAAGTGCGTCGGTGGACGATCTCCGACCGAGTGTCTTGGAATGACATTTATTATCCTAAGGTTGTGTTAAAAGACCGCCCAATGGGGGTGGCCTTCTAAGTAAACTCTACGACTGTAAGGTCAGAGTTATCGATGTAAGTATGAGCGCGGAAACAGCAAAGGCGAGTGCCATCAAAACTTGGTACGCCATTCTAAAACAGATCCGCTAAATCCGGTTTCTTGTAGTTTGGTCCTTTGAGAACCTTACCGTCTTCTCGGTAAATTGGCTTACCGTCGTCATCTAGTTTTGACATGTTGGACGCATGGACCCTATCGAATACTTCATCGATGGGAAGGCCGAACGTCACTGCGCAGCCGTAGACCACGTACAGGAGGTCAACGAGTTCTTTGGTGAGTGCCGCTGGGTCGATGATGTAGGACATCAACTCGTTGGTCACTTCGTAGTATTCCTCAGTGATCAGTTCGTCGCGGAGGTGTACTAGGTCTTTGTCCTCCAGTGATGCGCTGACAGGCTGGCCGAAGGCTTCAGTAAATGCCTTGACCGCCTCGTAGTGCCGGGAGGCCACAAGGGTTCCGTTTGGATTAATCATTCTTCTTCTGGTCCTCCAGTGAACAGCTCGATCATCCCAAGGACCATGCCGAGCATCGTCTGTGAGATAGCGAGGGTAAGCCCCAGAACAACGCCGACGCCGACGATGATGAATGGAGCGATGAGGCCACACAGAGCGGCCAACTTGAGGGTTTCCATGATCATTTAATTGCCTCCTCTTTCAGGTATTTGTAGGCGGTGACCCTGCTAATCCCTACTTCCCGAGATGCTGCTGAGATTGAAGCCCCGTCGTCGATCAGCTCCTTCAGCTTCTTCACCTTCTCGGCCCTGATGGGCTGACCGCCTTTGTACTTCCCCGCGGCCTTGGCCTTGGTAATTCCTATTCGTTGGATATGCTTACGCCATGCTGCGTAGAGATGCGTCCGAAGATAGAACCCGAGGACTACGCCTGTACCAACCAAGGCGGCTAGCTTGAGTGTGTCCATGATCATTGAGAAGCCAGTCCAAGCAGGGCTAGGCCAAACATCAGACCGATAAGTACCAGCATGGAAATTTGGGGCGAATCCATCATAGAATATCCTCGCCCTTGATAAGGTTGATCCTCATTTCTGCGTAACGGATCACCTTCTGTAAATCGATGATAGCGCTCTCTTCGGAGGTTTTGCCTTCGTAGGTTTTGTGTCCTGCTCTTAGGCAGTATTTCACGATATTCCCACTCGCAAAATCAAGGTTATTCACCATGGTGAAGGTCACTGGTTCGATTTTGTAGCGAACGTAATG